TTGAAGATGCGGCAATAGTTGCTACACCACCAGTACCTACAATTCTTGTTACTGATTCAAATACATTTGGTGGTGTCATTTTAACACCAAATAGATATAATTTTTCTTTTGTTACGTTTCTTACGAAAGCTAAACCAATTACGCTGCCGCCTCCGTTTTGTAAAGAAACAGGACTATAATCTAGATCAAATGTGCCACTTAAGTCTGTAATATCTACATATGATCCATAGTCAAGTGAAATAGCTTGGTCGTTTTGTGTAACAGTATTTGCTACATTATCGACATTAAAAGAAATTTTACCAGAGTTTTCTACTCTGAATCCTTTTACATATGCAGTGCCTTTACCCACAAGCACAACTAGATTGTCGTTTCTTCTATCTAAATCTAATCTAAATTTGTCTGATACATAATTGCCAGATTCTTCATATGTTCTTCTTGCAAATTCTTCGGCAATAGAATTAAACTGAGTAACGTCACGCAATTGAACAGCGTTACCTTCTTGATATCTAATTAACGTAAAGAAGTTAACGTCGGTATCTGCCACTGATGTTTCTTTAACCACCAGACTTGGAACCATTTTAAGTCTGTCAGCGCCTGGAGCGTTTTCGTTTTTAGATCCATTAGCGTTATCGTACAACGAACCATCTTGTAATGCGGTAATTAATTCTTCTTTTACTTCAAAGCCAACAGATTTTAAATCAGGTTGATTTGTATATTTAGAAACAATTAGAGTTTGCGCTGCTGTAAATAAGAAGTGACCTTTTTGGAAGATAACACCCGGCGATGCCTGAATACCGAATGAATCACCTTCGTGATCTGTTTGAAGAGTAACGTTAATTGTAGCAACGTTAAGCTCTTGAAGATCAGTTCTTTCTGCAGACTTTTCATAAACATATTTGTTAATGGTAATTAATTCACCAGCCGCGAACGCAGATTTACCTGCATCTTCAGTATTCAAATAGTTAATATAAAAAGTGTTTAGATCTGGTGGACGTGTTTCGAAACCACGAGAAGCAGTAATGACCGATGCCTTAAGTCCAGTACCACTTTCGAGTTCGTAAACAATGTCTACCTCTTTTTCAACACCACTTTCAGTGATGATGGACGGTCCACTAATAAAAGTTTCTACGTCGAATCCGGTTTTATCTACAACTTTTACATATTTCAAACCGTTGAGATCTGTAAAGTTACAACCTTTAATAACACTACCTTCTTGGTAGACGTTATCTCCAAATTGTTCGACCTGGTTTTGAAGAACTGTCTGAAGTTGAGTAAGCTCTCTCGCCTGTACAGCATACGCTGGTTTAAACAGGATTTTGTAGAACTGTTTCTCAATATCGAAGTCGTCAAAATATGGCGCGATATTTAAGTCTGTATTAATAGGCATCTACTTATGTTTCCTTAAATTTCCAAGACTAGCTTGTATTCTTCTCTAGAAGTTTCTGTTCGTTCAAGAGGAACAAAGTCTTCCATAAAATACACTGTTCCAGATCTTTGGGTATACCGTGATTCAATAATATTGTTGGCTACTGGTGTATTTATTTGCAATCTTTGACCTGTTGCATTGATCAAATCTTTAGTAGGGTCTAAAGCAATATCATTATTTGCTTGATTTACATAAGGACCCATATAACTGCACAAGAAAATAGAATTAGAACTTGCTTTTACTGAATGAACTCTACCTTCAAATGTTTTATTATTATCTACATCGATTTGAGATACTAAAGAATTGATTGTTACTTTTGAATAATCATCTGTAATAATTTCAATTCTATTGTCAAAAACCGTTGGTGAATCTGTAATTTGATTGTTTGCAGGATCAGGTGTAAATGTCGGATTTTTAACTAATCCAACCACAGAATAACTGTTTGATTTACCAATTGCATTATTATCTGTTTCTGTAATATAACCATATAGTAAAACATGACGGCATTGCAGCTCATCAATTAGGTTATAGTTATGGCCTCCTCTTGGAGCCAATATTGGTCTTAAAACAGCCCTAACATCAATAGAATTATTATCGTCAGGATCAAAATTAAATAACGGATCTTTTACTGTAGCAACAATATTATTATAATTTGATCCTGTATTGATTACTTCAATGGTTTTAATTGTCCCATCATCCAATTTTGGAATTGCTGTACAGCCAGTTCCATCTCCTGATATTTCTACTGTAGGTACAATTTTAGCGGACGAGCCATTTACGACTCCGTCTCCTAAAGGATCGCCTTGTACTTTAAATCTACCTCTGCCGGTTCCTTGCTCGAATGTGTAAGTATCAACAGTGTAAGCATGCGACTCTTGTGTTGAACTAATCGTAATATATACAGTCATACCAGAATAGTAATTACTAATTTCTGATAAACCTTCTGCAGTAATTACAATTGTTCCATCGTTTTGAGCAGGGCCGAATACTGCAGCACTATCGATATGAACATAACCGTTGTTATCAATATAATTTTCTACAAAGATACTACTTACTGGTGAACCAGTGATTGCGGTGTTTGCTGGATTTTCATTAAAAGTTCCAGGCAATGGAATATAACCGACCGCATTATACGCTTCAAACTCTTGCTCAGTTAAGAAATACATAAACTTCCACAAGTATCCATCAGGCATTAAATAAAGCTGCTGATTTGTTTCAGCATTATAATTTGGTGGAGTAGTAGAAGCTGAGCCGTTATTATTGTTTAAACATTTGTAAACACGATAATCACCAGAATCGTTGTTATTTGGTTCGACAACCGCATAAAAATTAGTGCCGTCTAAATTTACTTTATCATCATATTGAGTATAAACATTATCTTTTTGCCAAGGATAATATCTAATCATATATTTAATATCTGAAGTTAAAACTTGCTTACCAAAAATAATATTTTCTAAGAAATCATTTTTACTAAACTGCGAATTCACCGCGTCAACAGTTGTAAGCTCAGTCAATGCAATTGACGAGACAGCGAAGTAAAATTCGTTGTTTGCGATATCATCATAGAACAAACGTAAAGTATCGTTCTTGAGTTTTGTTGTTAAGACTTCTGCCATTTCACACCTTGAGCTTTTTTAATATTTATAAAGATTTTTAGCCGCGCCTACGTATGAGAGGACGAGGGTAAGTACGTCCACTTGTTGGTCTCGGTTTAAAATTTTTCTTGGGAACAGTATTCCCATCTTCTGGTCTTTGGTTAATCCAACGAAGGATTCTGTTTGGAGCACCTTGCAAACTTTGAATATCGTTTGGATCATCTGCTTGTGTATCAAACATTAAATTTTCAGCTGCATTATCTACAATCCAAGCATGTGCTTCTGCTTGAGTCATATTTGGCCACGACTCTGCAAGACAAGCTAAAACACCCGCAACTTGAGGACCTGACATACTCGTACCTTGATACTTGTCAAAATTATATCCTGATAATCTTGGATCTGCAATATCACCAGCTTTTTCATGTACACTGCTATTAATTGCTTCGCCTGCTGCATAAACATCTACCTGACTGCCGCAATTACTAAATGATGCTTTATCTTCATTATTATCATTACCAAGTGCGCCCACATTGATAATTGGTGCATAACCGGCACCAGATCCCGTTCCTCTATGCGGATAAAAAGTGTAAGACGTTCCAAAATAAGCAACTTTGCAAGTATTGTTGTAATCTTGATCTGAACTATTTACTGTTTTCCAAGCATCATTACCAGCAGAAGCTACAATAATGATTCCATCATCAATCGCATCTTGCATATCAGCTTGGCGAGAAGTAAAATAGTTTGGAAAATCTACATTAATTCCGCTTGGTGTATAGCAGCCACGAGCATCCAATTCTGCTTCAGTTAAATCTCTGCCTGGGTTATAAGCAACACCTCTATAAGTAAATTCTGTAATATTATCAAAATTATTATCGCCACATGTAATCACAGATCCATAACTATTATTTGTTATTGTTGGGTTTCTTCTTCCAGTTGCAGGATTAATTGCTTTGCTATTGTGCCAAACCCTGATGTAGTCCCACATAAATGAGCTGGAGAGGCTATTAGGATTAGTACCATATGGACTTATATTGTAAACATTAGCATCTCTGGCCCATCCCTGTGAGTTACCAGCAACAGTTCCGCCACAATGACAACCATGATTATTATCGTTAGTTCTATCAGCATTACCGCTATCTACGTATGGTGTATAAACATATGTTCCATTAGAACCACCGGTTACTTGATTAGTTAATGAAAACCAATTAAATTGAACAACTCGACTTCCGCCACTGCCGTCAGGATTAACCGCAAATTCTGGATGAAGAGGATCTATATGCCCGTCAACAATTACAACATCAACATTTTTACCAGACGCAGTAATTGTTAAATCTGTAGTAATTGTTGATACACCGCCG